CAAGGACAATGAGGACAATGATGTCCAAATGGTCCTGACTTTCACTTGGCAAGGTATGCAATGCACCTATGTCCATGCATCCACCTGCTTTGACCGCAAAGATTGTTTTGTAGGTTCAATTGACCTCTTTAACACCAGCATCTGGGAAACACCCAACAGCCTCACCAGAAGCGCACCGTTGTCAGTCATAGCCCGACAATTTGTCAGGTCTTTCAGGTCAGGTAGACACCAAGAATTCTTCAAGGTAACTATGTTATAATTGAATAAGAGCTTTTCTTCTTTAAATGACATGCAAAGCACTCAGGGTTAAAATCCTGAGTGCTTTGTCACTTATATAAGATAGGAGAAAACACTATGCAGAAATTCGCAAAGATTAATGCCACTAGCGCAGGGTCAAACACAATTGTCCCCGCTGTACCAAATAAGAAAATTAGAGTGCTAGCATTCACCGCACTCACCGATGCAAACGTTACTGTCGAATGGTTATCAAACGCCACAGCTATTTCAGGTCCAATGCCCATTCTCGCCTCTGGTGGTATGGCTACCAGCATTGGTCAGCTAGGCACAGGTGGTCACGGCGTATTCGGTCTAATGGAAACCGAAGCAGGACAGGCTCTAAATCTAGACCTATCCACAGCTGCTACTGTTGGCGGAATGTTAACATACTACCTCATTGGTCAACCGTGAGCGTTACTGTCCACGATTTCCTTGGATTCTTCAGTGTGCTATTCAAGGCAATGGTCAGGCTTGGCAACACTGGAGACTACAAGAGCCTAGCGGATACGCTGAGTTTCGCTGAGAAACGGGCTAGGGCACGTTATAGCGCAGCCTTGGCAGCTAGAGCACCTACAACGGGTGCTGGTGGTGGATTCACTGCCAAATCAGCTGGAGGCAGTGGTGATACCATTTTCCCACCCAGAACTCCCGGCACTATTCCCTCTGGCGGTGATCCACGACCACGCAAATATACGGATGGAATTGATTACCAAGTCAAATCAAGTTGGATTGCTGCATTTAATTTCAGACCACTTGGAACTGGCAGAGGTGGCATTGTTCAACAGTTTAGTGGAAATTCATTCCCATCTAGATTGCCGGATAATACTGGAGATTTGACAATGATTGTTAAGTCAACCAGTTATGCTAATCCATCAGGGCGTTACGTTTACCCAAGGGTTCCTAGAGCAATTATGGACCGAGCTGTTGATACTTCTAGCCCCGGACGCTACTACTGGGGTGTGCTAAGATATTACAGCAATCGCTCTCTTATAGGCAGAAGAATGAGAGCCACTTCCAGAAAGTTAAGATCATGATGAAGATTATTCCATACGCAAATGCTGAAATAACAGGCACAATTGATTGGTATAATGAAGCACACGTTGCTTATGTGGAAGGCGAATTCACCAGAGCAAATGTAGCAGCTATAATGTTCCACGCAGAGTCTGTTGAAGCACTCAGGTTATTATTGCTCGAAGGTTCTGCTACTTTCGGTCAAGTTATGGCTATGGGCGATGCTGAAGCCAAGGACTTGGATAAGAAGAAATAATGAAGGGGGATTAATGTTTAATGAGGAAGAATTGCATTATCACCTATCAGGCGCACTAAAGAATTTGCATGAATTGATGCATAACGAAGATGCAGAAATAGCATTAGAAGCCACAAAAGCTCTAGCTCAATTAATTCTAGAAATACAATTTCATGAAGCGGAACAAGCAACAAATGAACTAATACAACAACTAGAAACAGAGCAATCAGAGGAAAATGAGGAAAATTAATGGGTCTGCCCCCAATCAAGGATAAGTTAACACAACAAAAGATTGATGAGATATTAGAGCTCATCAAGCAAGGAAACTTTGCATCCACAGCTGCAAGAGCTTGTGGCATTTCTGCATCAGGATGGTCACAATTATGCCAACGCAACCCCAAAGTAAAAGAACTAACTGAACAAGCCTACTCAATAGCTGAATCAAACGCACTCAGAAGAATAATTGAATTTGACAAAGACCCCAAATACCTCGCATGGTTTCTAGAACGCAGAAACCCAGATCATTGGGGCGGTGTACATAAACACCAAATTGATACTCTGCAAAAGGAAATTTCTGACCTAAAGGCTATCATTGCATCACTATCTGGACAATCTTAATGATGAAATCCTTGTTCTCAAACAACAAGTCGATAGACTGACTAAGAAGCAGCAATGTCCAGACAACCCATTGTCATATGCCAAACAAAAGGGCTGGATATTAACTCCACAACAACAAGAAATTATGAAGGCTTGCGTAGAACCACCCTACTCAGTTCTTATTAAATCAGCGCACAGCACAGGGAAAACTTTTACCTTGGCGGCGGTTGCGAACTGGTTTTATGACTATTACAACCAAGATGGCATGATTCTATGCACCGCTCCCGTATTCCAACAGGTCAAAGACTTGTTATTTAAGGAACTCAGAAGACTTAGACCTAATGATCCAAACTGGCTACCAAGAGCCACTAGATTACAAACCAGCGATAGACACGCAATCATAGGATTTACCGCTAATAACCCTACCAGCTTTCAAGGTAGACACTCACCACATATGTGCATCCTGTTTGATGAAGCAGCAGGCATTGAGGCTGAATACTGGGAAAGAGCTAGAAGTATGGCAGAGAACAACAGAAAAGGTCACCTGTTTGTATCCGCATTCAACCCATATGACATATCAAGCCCAGTCTATGGCGAAGAAAACTCCGGTAGACACACAATCCTACAACTGACCGCTATGGAACATCCCAATGTAATACATAAAACCAATATAATCGATGGGGCTATAGCATACACAACAGTTAGAGATAGAGTTCATGCTGAATGCAGAGAACTACAAGACGGTGAAGACTTATCCAAAGCATTCAAGTTTGATGATAAATATTATTACACCGATAACCCACTATTCGAAGTCCAAATACTGGGAATGTACCCCACACGATCCATCAATTCAGTATGGTCACAACAATCTATTGAACTATTGAATCAACCTAAAACTATACTGCCAGACCACTTATGTCAAGTTGGTGTGGACTTGGCGATGTTTGGTGATGATAGGACAACAATATGTATTCGCAAGGGATATTCAGTAATACATATGGAGTCCCATCATGGTTGGACATTGAAGCGAACTAGTAGAAGGGTACAGGAGTTATGTGAAAAGTATAGTCATAAGGGTCAACCGGCAGTTAAGATACCTGTTATCTATGATAGTTGTGGAGTTGGAGCTGGTTTTGGTGACCATAATATGCTTGGTCATAACAGGTTTACTTATGTGCCAGTCAATTCAGCAATGAAGTCTTATTGGGAGGGAGAGTATCCTAATATTCGATCCGAGTTGTGGTTGGAGACTGCTAATTTAGCAACTGATGGTCATATAGGTTTGAGCAAGGATGTGCCCGAAGATGTGAGGAAGGAATTGATACAGGACTTATTAAGTCCAGTATATGCAATGGATAATCTAGGTCGCAGAGTTGTGGAGGCAAAGAAAGTGACTAAGCAACGTTTGAAACATAGCCCTGACTTAGCTGATGCATTTAATCTATGTTATTACCAGCCCCCCAAGAACATGCCAGAGAGATATATGGGGCGTGTATGAGAATTGTCCCCATCATAAATCAGCATAATAATTACTCTTGTGGCGAAGCTTGTGTGGAATCAATACTGAAATATTACGGGGAAAATGTAAAGGATTTAAAGTTTGCTAGTGCAGAGGATGGAGCAGCACCCAGACAGATCGAATATCAGCTTAGAAGTAGAGATTTTAATGTGCTTTCAGGAAACATGGATTGGTTAACAGTTAGGTATTGGTTGAGAAGGAAAGTGCCCATTATTGTTTGTTATGAAGGGCATTGGGTTATATTAATAAAGACTTACAATAGAAGCATTTTAATTATGGACCCCGCTCTAATAGATTATCAAACTATGAGTATCGTTAAATTTAGGAAGTTATGGTTCGATTACGATACTATGGGAACGTCATATAAGAATTGGGGGATTATAGCTTATGGCTAAGTATAAAGTTAAAGAATATATCGCTGAATTTGAATATGATGAAGATGACCAATATGATTTTCCAAGACAGAAACATTTAAAACATGAGACAGAAGTTGAATGGGATAATAGCTTTTGTCCCACACAAATAGCCGTTAAAGCTTTGTGGGAGAAATATCAAGATCAAGTTGATGAAGATGAATTCCTAGAAACATTTGCATTATTTTCTTATGGTTATGATGATTGTTCAAATTTGCATTATTTATCAACAGACTGGTGTGATGATAATGTTGTTGAGTTCATTTGTATAAGTATTAAGGAAATTTAGCCACTTATTATAAGTAGGAGTGAACTATGAGTCAAGACAAACCTAAAGACCCTAAGAACATTAAAGAATCTACATTTGATGTTAGTGCACCATTACCATTCTTTCCTTATGGGAATTATGGTCCTGATTTATTTGCAGCTGCACCAACATATGGATTCTTGGATGGTGACAATTATGATCAAGCATGGATGGCAAGAAGGGATAACAGGCTTGCTGGTGAAGACCTTCCCAACTATATCAACTGGTGGCAACTTAAGGTTATTAGAGATGAACAAAGACGCATATGCCAAACCAACCAATACGCACAATCAGCCATTGAATCCTATAAGAAATACGTTGTAGGGACTGGTTTCACATACCAAGTAGTACCTAAAAGAGATGGCGTGAGTGATGAATTAGTCAAACAAGTACAAGAATTAGTAGATTTATTCTGTGAACATAACAGGATGTCAGAGGTTGAATCTGAGATTTGTTATAGATTACATGCAGATGGCGAAGTCTTTCTGCGTATGTTTCCAAACTATGAAGATGGTTTATTGCGGATTAGATTTATTGAGCCTGAATTAGTTAGACCACCACAGGATGATACATTCCCTGATGAGTCTTTCGGTATCAAGTGCGCCAACCATGACATACATGAGATTGTAGGTTATTGGGTTATAGAGCAACCTTATTTTAATTTGACACCTACATTAGTGCCAGCGAATGAGATTATACATATAAAGAACAATGTTAATAGTAATAGTAAAAGAGGTTTGCCTACTACTTATTCTGTGCAGGCTAATTTAAGGGCATGTGGAGATGTTGCACAAGCATTGGTTACTATTGCCAAGGCTAGGGCACGTTTTGCTGCTATTAGAACTATTCAGAATGCCCCGCCTGAAAGTGTAGCTGAGTTGGGTGAAAGGTCTACCAACGCAACTATTACTGATCCAAACACAGGACAGAAATCAAGAATTAGTCATTATGGATATGGCACAATTTTAACGGTACCTGAAACTATTAAGTGGGAGTTCCCAAGTCTTTCATTAGGTAGTGAAGATTTGATTGCTACTTTGGAGGTTAATCTTAGGGCAATTGCTAGTAGGTTTGGTATAACTGAGACAATGTTGAGTGCTGATGCGAGTAATAACAATTATGCTAGTAGTTTGGTAGCTGAGGCACCTGCTGTTAAAACTTTCCAAAGATTTGGCAAGATGATGGCTACATATTTAGGTGAGCGCAGGACAATGCCTGAGCGTTCTGTGGTATGGAATCAGTTGATATTGGCTACTAAGGTTGGTTTATTGCCTGATACTATTTTCAAGGACATTACGATTCAGGTGCAGATGCCAACGGTGGTGACAAGGGATATGGACATGGAAGCTAGGGTTAACCAGACTTATAGCAATATGGGAATCAAGAGTAAGATCACCATTGCTAATGAGATTGGTTTGAATTGGGAGCAAGAAAGAAAGAACATGGAAATGGAACCTAAACTGGATACGGAGGAGCGTGAGCAAGAAAAGGGACAAGACGCAGAAGCTCAAGCAGCAGCCGACAGAAAGCCACCTGACGCATGATGACATATTAGCCTATGCACCTTTGGTCACGAAAATTGCCTTGTATTTCTTTAGGTTGAATAAAGACAAGAAATTAGAGTGGGATGATGTTTATCAAACTGCATGGGTTGGATTTCTAAAAGGAGCAGCTAAGTATGAAAACAATAGAGGTGTCACACTTGGAGCATATGCCAGAAGCTGGTGTTGGGGAGCAGTGTACAGGTCAATACTTGGAAGCAGAGCAACTTCAAATGCTCGCCTCAGAATTGGTTACGCTGTTCATAATGTTATGAATGATTATGACTTCACGCAAGAAATAGACTTGCATGATTTCATATATTCATTAGAAGAACCTAATAGGACTGTTATAATTTACATGAAAGAAGGATATAAAATTAGGGAAATAACAAACCTAACAAACTTACCTGCCATGCAAATTAAAGTAATATTAAAGCAATTTGAAACTAAATTAATGGAAGAGTAGTCACTTATTAATTATGATGAAGACCAAATTTAAAACATTACATGAGCATGGCAAAGCCATCATTACCGAAGGGGTAGTGATGGGCAATAATGTATTGAAGAATGTTAGGGTATTGGGATGGGTATCAAGAAACAACAGAGTATATCCCAAAGATGTTGTAGCCAAGAACCTGCATAAATATGAATCAGCAATTGTTAATATAGACCATCCTACCAGAGAAGGTCCTAGAAAGTATGAGGACAGGTTTGGTAGGATTATAAATGTAAGAATGGAACAGGACGGCATTTATGGAGATTTGGTATATAACCCAGAGCATCCATTAGCCAAGAGTTTTAAATGGTGGGCAGAGAATGACCCAAAAGCTATTGGTTTGAGTCATAACATTACGGCGAAGACCAAATACTCGCCGGATGGTTTTGAGACAATTACTGATATAGACACAGTTGATGCAGTTGAAGTGGTATCCGATCCGGGCACTACTAATGGCTTATTTGAACATTACACAAAATCATTGGAGAATAATATGAGTGATGATAAGAAAGAAGACCTTGTCAGAAAACTTGACAAAGGCGTTAACATCAAGATTGAAGCAGAGGATGATAATGTCCCCGACAAGAAAGATGATGACAAAACCGATGAAAAGATTCTAAACCAGAAGGAAGGTGAAAAGTCTGGTATGGATTTCTTTGAAGGTGATAAAGGCTCACAAGGCATGAATAGTTGCAATAGCTATTCTAATAGTCCTGCTAGTCTTGCCGAATATGTATCTGGTTTGAAGAGTAAATTTATGGAAGTTGTTGGTGATGAGGACAAGGTTCTCAAACTAATTGATTTGTTAGATTTGCAGGAGAAGAATGATGCCTCTTTGGCACAAAATCCTACTGTCGAATCTGAGGACAAGGATGATGATGACAAAGATATGAAACAAGAATCCCATGAGAAACTTGGAGACAAGTTAGGAACTGATGGTAAGAATTTAAATGGTAAAGATGATCCTATGCGTGATGCAGAAGATAAGAAGAAAGCTGAAGAAGCATTGAGGAGAAATCCTGAAGCTGGCTATCGGCAATTGTTGGAGGAGCTTGACACATATAGGATTCAAGCTCATAGAAATGAATTAACTGGCAAAGCTAAAGAAATTTGTGACAAGGCTGGGCTACCTGCTTATGCAATCACCGAGTGCTTTGTTGACACTTTAATAGGTAGCAATCAGGACTCTTGGAAGAACTTGGTGGAAGATAGAAAGCGTGTTGCTTTCCACACTAAGAAACCTATCTCCACCGGAGTGCCAGATACAAAATTGACCGTCGATAGTTTAGTAAAGCAATTAACACAGGAGTAATATAATGGCTAATAACGGTTTAGGGACATACGCTGTCCAGTATCAATATGGCGACACCAATCCAGTAGTCGCCCCTATCAGTGATTTGCAAGAAGTTAATATTGGAGACATCGTTGGTCTCGATAATCTTGGTCTTGCTTATCGTGCAGAAGATGAGACTTGGGATACTAACTACAATACCACAGTTCTTAACTTTGTAGTAAATTACCTTGGACTTTCAGGTCAGCTTAAACAAGCTGGCTCTTCCCAAGTATATGGAAACTCATCTCCTAATGTTTTCAGAGTTGACACATCCGCTGTGTTTGCTTTCCCTTGCGCTGCCCATTCCTACAAAATCGGGGATTTTGTTGGACCTGCACAAGGCGTAGGAAACTTCCTAGTATCACAAGCTGTTGCTCCCGCTGCCGATGCAGCACACGCAATTGGCATTGTCACTCAAGCAACCCTCCTAGGCGAAACTGTTCTAGTGAGATTGCTTTCCACCAAACTACCCTTGAGCAAGTAATATAAGGAGCAACACAAATGAGTTACGAAAAGAATTTAAAGAAGATTTGCGAGGCTAATGGTCTCGAACAAACCAAGACAGCCCTTTCTGAAGCTATTGCAGAGCGCAAGATTAGCCCAGATCGCATTTCACTTCGAAGACTAGCCGAAGCATTTCTTGGTGAAAACTGGCATGAAAATCTACGCAGATATACCAACGGTCAGAGAATCATGGAAAGTGGTTCTTCAGAAGCTGTTGACGGTTCTGCTTTCACTGCCATTACTGGTCAGCTACTAGTCAATGAAATTAAAGATAAGTATCAGCTTCAATCTATCATCACTGATAAGTTGGCTACTACTATCCCAGTTGTCAATGGCAACCTTGGCGAGCAGAAAGTGCCTTACCTATCCGATGTAGTGCTTGACCCTGCTAAGGGCAACATTGTTGAAGAAGGTATGCAATATCCTCAAACTACCTTCACTGGGCAATATATAACCTATAAACCAATCCAAAAGGTTGGAAAGATTTGCGCAGTCACAGCCGAGGCCATATATGCCGACCTCACTACACAAATCCTTGATAGTGCAAGGTCTGTTGGTACTTACATTTCTCTAGTGAAAATGTATGATATTCTCAAAATCATGCTTGGCCTTGAGAACCCATATAAGTTTAACGGAGTTAACTACAATTCGTATCAGGTGACTGCACCTTGGGTCAACAAGATTACTGGTTATACATTAACTGACTGGTCTAGCGTTAACCAACTCTTGACCTTGTCATACAACATGCTTGATCCAGTGACCCAGCAGCCCATCGAGATTGTGCCTACAACCATGTTTGTAATGCCCAATCAGGTCATGCAGGCTAAGGTCATTCTCAATGCAACCAGCGTAAGCAAGGGTGCATTTAGTCCAAGCAATGTCAATCAGATTAGAGGCGATTCTGCCAATCCTCTTGATGACTATGCTCTAATGACCAGTCAGTATGCTTATAAGCTACTCATTGACTCTGGTTTGACCCCAACTCAGGCTAACAGCTATACCTTCCTAGGCGATCCAAAATCCGCCTTCGTTGTGCGCTCAGCCAAGCCTTTGACAGTAGTAGAGGCACCACCTCTTAATCCTCTTGATTTCCAACAAGATATTGTATTGTCCGTCAAGGCAAGCGAGTGGTTCTCTGCTAACGTTAGAGACCCAAGATACATGTTCTTGGGCAATAATGTCTAATGCTTAAGAAGTAGTAATAAATTAGACCCAGCTCAAATCGGGCTGGGTCTTTCTATATAATATTATGGACTCTAATTGGAGAATGTATGGCTCGTAAGAAAGTTGCTGACTTATCCGTTGATTCTGAAACTGCATTTAATATTGAAATTTCTAATAAATATGAATGCCAACTTGATATTTTGCCTCCGATGATTGTGGAGGCTAATACAGAACAAGATGCAATCGATAATTATCACAAAATGTTTGGTGTAATTAGCTCTGAAATTAGGACCAATGTAAAGCGACTTTGAGCCATTTAGTATAGTAGGAGAACTACACAATGGCGACTACCCCTTATCTAGATGTTATTAACCAGCGTAATAACCTCATACAAGCTTTGCTGTTAGACTCTCAAAACCCCAACCCAGATTATTCGGTTGGCGGTCAGAGCGTTAGCAGAACTGCTTGGCGTGAATCTTTATTAAAGCAAATTAATGGTTTAAACAATTTAGCGTCGGTATTAAATCCTGTTGAGTTTAGAACGCAGGTATATTAATGTTGCCGTTTGATGGTAATCTACCACCAATTATAAATGTAAGACATGATTGGACGGTATTTGATAATCAACAGCCTATCACTTTGCAAAACCAAGGTGATACGGTCATCAAATATCTTCCATATGCATTACAGGAAGGTGTTGATACCATCATGGCAGACCTTGGTGATGGGAACATAGGTTTCCGCACCTTCTGCACTTGGCATGTATGGCGACCATTAGTTGATCCATATGTTCCTCAAATTAACTGCTGTTTAACAGATAAGAATGGTTCACAATGGTATGTTGCCAATGTGAATTTAAATGTTTGGGGCAATAAATATCAATTAGATTGTGAACTACAAGCTGGCAAAGCTGTTATTCCTATTGACTTGCCAATACCTAGAGGCACTACACCACCTCCTCCAATCACAGCAAGTCCACAGCCAACGCCTCAATTCTCTCCTACGCCAACGCCGACTCCATCACCGAGTCCTACATTACCACCAACACCAACGCCTACACAATCACTTATTATTAATGGTAGTGGCACATTACCTAATGGCACACAAGGATCACCTTACTTATATCAATTCACCGCTAGTGGGGGAACAGGAATTTATGTTAACTGGTCAGTTGTTGCAGGGAGTGTTCCATGAGTGATTTAACACTAAATCCAACAACTGGCTTATT